ATTAGTTTCTCGTCCTTCTTATCAAGTTCATCTTTATGAGTTGCGAAGGAAACTCTTGCGGCATTTGCCACCGTTAAGTCCGAACCCATATGGTCTACAACTTCAACATGCCCTTTGTCTAATACATCTATTTTCATTTATCACTTACCTTTAAAACAACACCATCATCTTCGGCAGTAATTGATTCAACTGTACCCAATCCATGAAAATCTTGATTAGTATAAATGTACGGTCCACCATTCCATTCCAGCCAATCAATATTTCCATCGTCATCAAAATCCATTCTCATATGAATATCAGATTCGCCCTTAATGAAGATGTTTCCATTTTCCATTTGAAATATTTCACGAATCAATTCATCGTCTGTTGTAATAACTTGTAACAATTTCATATTTAAACCTTCCTCCATTGTTTCAATCTCAATTCTGCTTCTAATCCTTCTACTGTGTTTTCGTCAATTAACTTTTGTATTTTGCGAGTAGAAATTTTATGTGCTAAATCATTCAAGTCTTTTTCTTGTACGTTGTTATTCCATATACAAACCTTGTGTCCCATCTTAATAAGTTCTTCATTATATTTTACAACCTGTAAATTTCGTGGTTCATTGTCCATTACAAAAACCAATTCACTATTTATCAGGTGTGAAGGAATAGACTTATAAGAACTTGCACCAACCATTGCAACACAATTGTCAAGGAAATAACTGTCAATCGGACCTTCTACAACATACACTCTTTTCTTTGGGTCTACTCTCCACAATCCATACCACAAAGAGTCAATAGATTTCTTTGCTTTGATTGTAATATATCGTAAGGTTTCTCTTGCCTTTACTTCACCTGACATTGTAAGAACTCTACCTTGGGCGCCTACAACATCGCCTTGACTATTGAAGAATGGAATTACCAATCGTTCTTCTTTACCAAAAAGAGTTGATTCTCCGTCTAACTTTTTACCGAATGATGTAAAGTCATCTGTGTAATATAATAGTTTCCAATGCTGTTTTGGAATCTTTCTCATATTGGCAAACTTAACCGCAGTGTGGTCACTGGGTAAATCTACAAGGCAAGTCAATTCGTTTAATAACTTGTCTTTCTTTTTGAATTTTGGTTTGGCGTCCTTAAAAATAAACAATTCTTTTTCCTCTGGTTTCTTATAATTTGATTTGCCAGTTTCCCCATTGCGATATCTCTCTAGGGAATATTCTTTACATAGTGCAGGGGAAACTTCCTTTAAGAAATTATATAGGTTGAATCCCACACCACAATTATGACACTTATAGAAAAAATCATTTCCTTTTAAGAAAAAATAACCTCTAGACTTACTCTTATTCTTTTGAGAATCACCACAAATTTTACATCTACAATTTGCAAGATTATCACTCTTCCATTTAAATCTTTCGAGTAGTGGAGAGATTTGATTGATGTACTTTTTGTCAATGTACATACTCATATTAAACTTTCCAATCTATCGTTGCCGCTTTTTTAAACTTTTCCTCAAATCCATTTTCTTCATAACCAGAACCAAATCCTTCTTCTGGTGTCTGGTTAGATTGTACCAATCCAAACTGTTCATCCTTCTTGACATCATATAATTTCATTTTGGCTCTATTGATGCCTACAATAAATTTTCTATTCTGTACAGTGTCGTTGTATCTATTTTTCAATTGTTTAATTAAAACCTGACCTAGTTCATCTAGTTCTTCTGTTGCTATAAGTGCAATCATAAAATCAGCAGTGGCAGGAAGTCCAAACGATTCACTTGTATCTTCAAGACTAACATCGGACGAAGAAAATCCTGTACGGTTTGTTTGAGTTGCAGAAAATATAGGAATGTTTTTCTCTACTGCCAATCCCCTTATTTCCTCTGCAATAGATTTAACATAAGTATATGAATTTACATTACCGTTTGCTTTTAATCGTGATGATGCACATATGTTTAAGTAATCAATAAACACTATATCTGGTTTGAATTTCTTTTTGAGTGATAATTCGTCAAGAAGAATCCTAAAGTGATTTGCATTGGCTGTCGCAGTTGGATATTCCTTGATGATTAACTTACCACTGACATTACAAGTCGATGTTTTCACTTTCTTGTCATATACCTGTTTTGGAAGTTCTTTCAAATCGTCCATTGTAATATCCATAAGGTTTGCATCAATTCGTTCTGCAATTCTTTCCTCTGCCATTTCACAAGTGATATACAATACATTCAAATTCTGCACCAAACAGTTCGCGGCATGATGACACATGAACAATGACTTGCCGACACCTGTACCTGCCATTATGATATTAAGAGTTTTAGGTGGTGTGCCACCCGCTGTAATCTTGTTCATAAATTCTATATCAAATGGTACTTTGGATTCTTTCTTATGATAAAAGTCATACCGTTCTTCGGCATCTTCAATATAGTCATGTCCGATATGAGTATCAAAAGAAACTGCAAGTGCCTCTGATAAAATCTCTGGAATTGCCGTATCACTTTTATCTTTTGATTTGCCGTCAATGATATGAATAGATTCCATAATGGCATTATACACTGCCTTATCTTTGCAAAACTTTTCTGTTTCATTAATCAGCCAATCAAAGTTAGTACTTTCATCTACACTCAATTCTTCTAATATAGAAACTATTGTTTTATATTCATCTTCATTGATACTTTTATTTTTATCCAACGATATAATAACTGCCTCTTTCGTAGGAGGAGTATTATATTTGGAAATAAACGACTGCACTGCTTTGTATAATACTCTTTCGTTTTTATCGTGAAATAATTCTTCATTTAAAAACGGAGATACTCTGCGAACATATTGTTCGTTATATATTAGATTACTTAGGATTGCCTGTTCTATTGAATTCAATTTTTACTGCTGTTCTTTTCGAGTATTGTCTTGTTCTGCTTTTTCTCTGATGATTTGTTTACCAACTTCATCTGGTTCGTCTGGAATATCGTCCAATTTTACATGCGAACGAAATTCACCTTCCCCCAATTGTTCATCTAAAAGTTCGACAAGAATATCACCCATGAAATTCATCATGTCTTGATTTTCTTCTAAGTCATTTGGATTCTCTATGAGGTTGTATTTAAACTTCACTTCCATTTGGCTGTCTTCTCCTTCCGTTTGAATATCTTCTCTTTCGTTGAAGTTTACTTCTCCGTACTGATAAACCAGTCCCGAAAATTCCCCTTCATTGATTTTAATTGCGCCAATTTGAGGATTCTCTTTTGAATCTGTAAGTTCCCAAATCTTTTTAATATTATTCGCCATCTTTGTTCTCCATTTCTACTGTTACTTCTGTACTACCATATTTAAATTCTTTGGCAACTGCCACCTCTAATTGTTCCATCACCTCTTTGGTGAAATATTTCTCTGGTTCACTATTGATTGACTTTTCAAATGCAGTTTTGCCGTTTGGTAATTCAATACGAGTAGAAACTTTCTTGAATATTCCATACTTTACTGCAATAGGAACAAGACCATAATAAGGATTCAATCCTGTTTCATAGTTCAATTGAACTTGTACTTCTTTGTTTTCTTTTGTCAATCGTCCCTTGAATAGTTTGCATTTAATCAATCCTCCAACTATATCTGTTCCGTCTTTATCTTTTGATTTTGACAACATTACAATTGTTGATGCGGCATACTTTAATCCAGAACCACCAGAAAGAACCTGCGGTGGTCCATACCCACCAACATTTGCATATGTGTGATTAGTTACAATCAATGGAATACCTGCTTTACCAAGTTTCAATGTGAGAACTCGGAACACGCCTTTCACCAAACCTGCACGAGTCATATCACGAGTAGATTTGCCTGCGGCAGTATCTTCCATTTCTTTTTCTGTCGAAAGCATACCAAGAGAATCAAGAACCATGAGTATAGGTTTCTTTTCACCCGACTCAATATACTTATCTACAATTCCTATTGCTTGATGTCTGAATGATTCGACTGTTGCAACAGGGAATATGGCAACTCTATTTGAGTCGATTCCTCTCTCTGTTATCATCTCAGAAGTAACAGCAGATTCAGTATCAAAATATAAAATTACACCTTCTGGATTATCATCAAGGAATTTGTTTACCATCCCTAATGCAAAATAGGTTTTACCTGTGGCACTTTCGCCACCAAGTGCAATTATTTTATTGCTTGCAATACCACCATACAACGAACCAGATAGTAATGCATTGAATGCATAAGAACCTGTGTCGATGAATCCTGTAACATCTGTTCCGTCTATGCCTTCGGAAGCAATTCCTGCATATTCGTTCCCAGAATTTTTTATGATACCTTTTAGAAAATTACTCATTTAGTTTTCTTTGCTTTCTTCTTTGTGACCTTCTTCTTTGGACTTTTGCCAGACTTCCACGCCTCGTTTACATTTGGGGTTGATTTATCATCTGCTTTAAATGTGCCATCATCTAGTCTGGCTCTTTTCTGCACTCCAAGCATAATGTCCAAACC